GGGCTGGCGCACAGTTGTTGACCTCGGCAGTGACAAGCCGATTGCGGGTATTTTTCCGTATGAGGCCACGACCGAGACAGGCCGCACGATGATCGTCCATGCAGGCGATACGCTGTATAAGGTGCGGCTGGACGAGCACACCTATCAGCCCATTGCGGACAGTCAGCAGGAGCTTTTGACCGGTATCAAGTCCGGCGGACGGACTCAGGGCTTTTACCTCAACGGAAAGCTGTATCTGCTGACCGGTGCGGAGTACCTTTGCTATGACGGCAAGACGGCAAAGCACGTCGCAGACGACACGGCCTACTGTCCGCTGACGAGCTACCAGCGCAAGCCTACGGGCGGTGGTGAGGCATATGAGAAAGTCAATATGCTTTGCAAGTGGCGCAGAAACCGCTTTGTCGGGGACGGGAGCAGCAAGACGTTTCAACTGGATGTCACCGGCATTGACAAGGAGCAGACCATCACCGCGAAATACCATATCACCGGCGATACGCTCGAGGTGGCGAGCTTTGATGCGAAAAAGGGCACGGTGACACTAAAGACCGCGCCCAAGGCGCCGGAGAACGCGGGCACGTCCAACATTGAGATCCGATTTGCAAAAACGACTGAGGACCGGAAGAAGATACTCGGCTGCACCATCTTTGCCATTTACGGCATGGACGGCTCGGGCGACCGCGTATTCTTTTCCGGTAACGGCAAATATGCAAACACGGAGTGGTTCTCGGGACTGACAGACCCGACATATTTCCCCGACATTAACTATTCGGTGGTGGGTTCGAGCGATTTCCCGATCATGTGCTATCTGAAAGCGCAGGGCGAGCTGCTTATCATCAAGAAGGATAATCGCCAGGAAGGTACGATCTGGCACCACGCGGGCGTTGTGAGCAACGATGTTGCGGCGTTCCCACTCAAGGAGGGCGTGCCGGGTTACGGCGCGGTCGCGCGGTACTCGGCGGCAAACCTCAACGACGATCCGTTATATCTGAGTCCACGCGGCGTGTATGCCCCGACAACGACCTACTACAACAACATGCAGGTCCGGCAGTTATTCTGCCGGTCGAGACGTGTCAATCCGAAGCTCACCAAGGAAAACGGCCTTGCGGATGCGGTGGCCGCCACCTGGCGCGGGTGGTATGTTCTTGTCGTGGACGGACGCGCTTATGTCGCGGACGGCAACCAGGACAAAAGCGACAACGGTTATGAGTGGTACTACTGGACCAATATTCCGGCGCGGGTGCTCCGCGCGGATCAGCAGACCATGTATTTCGGCACCGCAGACGGCAAGGTATGCAAGTTCAATGACGATATGCGGACAGAGGAAAACGAAATTCTCATGCGTGCGTACAACGATGACGGCAAACCGATTCACGCGAAGCTCGACAGCATGGGCAATATTGCAATGCTCAAGACCATGCCAAAGAGAGGCTCGGCGGTACACCTCAAGCGCTATGCACGCTCGAAAGTCGATCTGTATATTCGCACGGAACGCGACAGCGGCAGGCTGTACCGCGAGTTTTACGCGGACAGGCTTTCCTATGAGGATATCAACTTCGAGCGCTTTACGTTTGAGACGAGCGCGAACAGTGTGCGCCAGTTCCGCGTGAAGAAGAAAAAGTGGAAAATGATTCAGTTTATTTTCGTCTCGGATGCGCTCAACGAGGGTTTTGGTATTTATGAGATCCTGGTTAAGTATATCGAGGTGGGAGAGGAGAGAAGTGCGTGAGTATTAGAGATTATAAAATTACCGATGCGCAGATTGCGGAAAAGGGCGTTATTGCGTCCCCGGACACGCTGACCGGCACGGCAGACGAGAACAAACGCGTGTTTGACCGTTTGGTGCGGGAATGCGTGGCTCCGCAGTTCAACGAGATTGTGGAGACGTTTGCGGATATGGAGGAGTCCACGACCGAGTGGAGCGGCGAGGAGGCAAAACGCCAGCTGGCCGAGCAGGGCCGCGCCTCTGCCGAGAGTGCCCGCGTGAGCGCCGAGGACGACCGTGCGCAGGCCGAGAGTGCCCGCGTGAGCGCCGAGACCGCCCGTCAGCACGCCGAAAGCGCCCGCTACACGGCAGAGACCGCCCGCGCCAATGCGGAGAACAAGCGCGACACGGCAGAGAAAAGCCGCGCGGCGGCAGAGAACGGCAGAGGAAACGCTGAATCTGCCCGTGTGACGGCGGAGAGCCAGCGGGCGAACGCGGAGAGCAGCCGCGCACAGAATGAATCTGTGCGTATTTCTGCTGAGACCGGCAGAGCGGATGCCGAGGCAGACCGAGTGAGCGCCGAGGATACGCGCATTGCCAATGAGACCGCGCGGAAAAACGCCGAGACAGACCGCGCCTCTGCGGAGACTGTGCGCGAAAGCGGCGAAGCGGCGCGAAAATCTGCGGAGAAGTCACGCGAGAGCGCGGAACAGCAGAGAGCGAGCAGCGAAAGTACCCGTCAGACCGCAGAACAGAGCCGCGCGGGTGCAGAGACGGCAAGAGCAAATGCCGAAAAGGCACGCGCGGACGCGGAGACCGCAAGAGTATCGGCAGAACAGGCAAGAGCCACGGCAGAAAGCAAGCGAGCTGCTGCGGAAACTGTTCGTCAGAACGCAGAGACTGGCAGAACCGACGCGGAGACAAAGCGTGTGAGCGCCGAAACCGCAAGGGCCACGGCAGAGGGCAAGAGAGCGGATGCGGAGACCGCGAGAGCAACAGCCGAGACAAAGCGCGTGAGTGCCGAAACCGCGAGAGCCAATGCGGAGAGCACCCGTCAGACGAACGAGACCGCCCGTGTGAGTGCGGAAAAGAGCCGCGCCGCTGCGGAAACCGCCCGTCAGACCGCTGAGAAAGCACGCAACGTGTGGGAGGAGTACAGCGCAGGCAAGGCGTATGTACTCGGAAACAAGGTCAGCTTTAACGGCTCGTCTTATGTATGCACGGCCGCAACGACCGGACATGCGCCGACCGATACCGCGTACTGGCTGCTGATCGCCAAGAAGGGTGAGGACGGCAAGGGTGCGGGCGATATGCTGGCAAGCGTTTATGACCCAAAGGGCAAGGCGCAGGATGTGTTCCAGTATGCGGACGCAAAGGCGAGTGCGGCGCAGAGCGCGGCGGCAACGTATACCGACAACAAAATCAAAGCGATTCCTACACCGGATGTCAGCGGGCAGATTGAGACGCACAATACAAGCGAGAACGCACACGCAGACAAGTTTGCAAAGTATCTGCCGCTTGCGGGCGGCAAGATGACGGGTGCAATTACTGGCGGTGATAGTGAGAATTGTGTATACAAAAGCCGCGATATTACAAACGACGCAGGCATACGCAAGACAACCGGACTTTTTGCAAGAAATGGCGACATTTTGTTTAAGGATGAAAGCACAACCGGGGAACAAAGTATTATTGGGCTTAATGAATTTGGCATCCGCATTCAAACAAATGATTCAGATCTCAAAACAAACGGAATCTTGGTAAATTCCTTTGGTGTTGAAATCAACAAAGTAGTCACCCCCACCACCGATACCATGCCGACACCAAAGTCCTACGTTGATAAGCTCAAGACCAAGGCGCACAAGGTATCGCTGACGGTTGCAGGTTGGGATAGCTCGACAAAACAGCAGACCGTATCCGTTGGTGATGTGGTAGCCGATGAAACGGCACAGCTTATCCTTCCGATGCCTGCGGCGGCAAGCATGACGGCGTACAACGATGCGGGTATCCAGTGTACCGCACAGGCGGCGGGCAAGCTGACGTTTACGGCGGATACCGTGCCGACGGCAAGCATTGACGTTTATGTGACGGTTACGCCGGTGGCGTTTTCGTGAGGTGAGAGTATGATTCATAATACTGCGAAGCGGACGGAGAAGTTTGAGGAAACGTGGATTATCAACCAATACCCCGAGGCTGCTTGGAATGATCCATGGGAATATTCCATCAAATTTTCTTCTAACGGTCAGACATTTTCTAAGATAGCGAATATTGTAGAATCATTTGAGCCTCATCTTTATTATGATTCTAATAATGTTGGATGGGGTGACAGACGAGGTGGAAGAATCATCGAATGGAAAACCGAAGAATACCGTACCGTCACATTCCTTGAGCCGCCTACCGGCGACCTGCTCAAATGGTTACAGGCAAACGCTGTGAAACAGTAAGGAGGACAATATGCACAACTTTAGCATGCTAAAATCTGGGGGGGGCAGCTCCTAACGCTGCTTCGTCGCATTGCACAAAAGGCGGTGCGGCATGATACTCAATCGGACTGCCGGAGGGCAGAAGAAGTACAGGATAACAATAGATGTAGACGGTATCACAAATGTCGTTACCGTTGCCGATTCCGCATATCCCGGCGCATTTGTGAAAATGCGAATGGCTGGTTATGCAAGTATCCGCACCGATTCAAGCGGAATAATTGTGCCGTTTACAAGAGGAAATCCCTCTGGCGTTTCCACACGTGCAGCGCCTATCGCGGCAGATTTTTACTTTGTCATGCCTGCGGAGGACGTAACCATCTCTTAACGGAGGTGGCGGCATGATTATGAATACGAGTAAGCCGAAGAAGTCCGGTGGAGAAAACCCTAAATGGGTCAAAGTAAAAGTAAAATTGGAGGTTGATTTGTGACATGATTGAACCTATAACACCGGTTTTTAATGGTTCGGTTCCCTATTCTGGAGAGCTACAAAATGGTTTGTTGCTGATTGGATTAGTCAAAATTGAAAGCAATTGGCATTTTATTGCTTCCTGTTTCCTTAATGGAGCATGGGAAAACTTAAATAGCTCAATTTCAACTCACGTTTCCTTTTCGGGAATTAAATTATCAAACGGCGTGCTATCGTTTAGTGTGGGTTCGGGCTCAGACAATATTTATGTTTCGGTATTTCAGACCGACGATTTCCCGACAGATTAAAAGGAGGCATCTATGCCAGCGGAAGTAATCACGGCGGCGCTGTCGTTGATGGGTACACTCGTGGGAACGCTCGGCGGCATTGCGCTGTCGAGCAATCTGACGAATTACCGCATTGAGCAGCTGGAGAAAAAAGTGGAGAAGCACAACAACCTCATCAGCCGGACGTACGAGTTGGAAAAGGAGTATTCCGTGCTGGATGAGCGGATCAGAGTTGCGAACCACCGCATTGAGGATTTGGAGAAGGAGGAAATACAGCATGAAGGTTAATGTACCTGTTAGATTTAAGAATCCGTGGTTTTGGGTTGGCGTGGTGTCGGTTGCCATTACCGCCATTGGTGTGGATCCGATGACGTT